GGGCTGCCATAAATTTTAACCATTTGCTCAAGAGTTTCAATTTCAATACAACTATCTTGTAAATAATCAATACACTTATAAGAATTAACTACTTGCATAGTCTCCTCAGGATGTAATTGAAAATATCTATCATGATTACCTGCAATAAAAATCTTATGATTATAGTCGATGATATCGCTATTATACCATTTACAAAAATCATCAATGTCAATTGGGACATATCCAGAGTTCATCATGTCTCCTGCATGAATTATTAAGTCTCCACCTGGAAGGTCATTTGTTATTTCATGATGTCTCGTGTGTGTATCGCTTAAAAGTGTCAGCCTCATATCTCTTTATTTTTACAATTATTAAAATGCCATTGCTTCATGGCGCCGCCACTACCTTCTTTTCCGCAATGTGGGCATGTATATTGTTTCTTACGTTTACCTGTCATTGATAAACTCATCTTTAATTTAGTTTCTTCAGAAGCTTTCTTTCCTAAATGAGAATCTCTATTTTTTTGTTTTGATTCTTCAGTGTGAGTTTTTCCTTTAAACTGATGTATATTATTCTTCCGATACTCTTCCATCTTAATTCTCTGTTCTTCCGACCACTTTACTCCTCTTCTAGGGCTTGGATTGCATCTTTGCCAACTATTTTCACTAATTTTTTTCTTAGTAGCATCTGTATGTCTTCTTAATTGAAGCTTTTCTCTTATCAACTCTTTATCAGGATTATTAGTAAAATTATCTCCTCCAGTTCCGCCGGTCGATATGTTATAACTTTCTCTGTCAGTGCATGCACTATAGACACTAATCCAATACTTCTCTTGCTCTTTTAGTTGCTCTATAGAGTCGCATTCCTCTAAAGTTATTTTTTTAAAAGACTCTTTTCCGTACTTTTCAATAGCTTTTTTTAATAGAGTGCCAGAACCTATATAGGTTGGATTATTTTTAGTATCCATTCCTATATAATACTTTCCATTCACTAAATTTAACGTTTTATAAATTATCATGATAATTACTTTAATATAAATATACGATAATTTATAAAAACGTTATTTTCATATTTCCTGATTTGAATATAAATATAAATAACCCTTTTGTAATTACCAAATTTTAAATTTACATTGGGCAATCACTGCATCCGCAGTTTTCTTATGACCTTCTGGATTCATATGACAAAGCACATCCCAACAACTACTTCTATCAATTACTCTAGTATCAATAACTTTAGTTCCTTTAATAGAGTCTAATAGAATTTGCTGAAACTTAGCATATTTCGGACCATAATTAGGATTAGCAGTTCTTGTACATTTAATAGGATCAAATCCTGTTAATACAATAGGAGTTACATTGTAAATTTTACATAGTCCGATCATTTGTTTAATATTTTTAAGAGCTTGTTTAATAGATATTGAATTTGAATACATATCATTTGCTCCTCCATAAATAAAACAATAATCATAATTTGATGACAAATTTAATCTAGCAGTTTTTAACATCCACTCAGTTGTCTTTCCTCCTACTGATAAATTATTCATTTTCATTTTAGTTTGTTTACATACTAAAATTTGCCATCCTGATTTATGATTAGAAGTATGCGAATCTCCAATAAATAAAGCACTTTTGCCTTTCACATCTACTGTAATATTAGATTTAATATTACCTACTGGTATAGGCTTAAGCCCCATTATGATTATCATAATAATTGGTAATACTATTGTGTATAATTTTTTCATATCATTATAATATAAATATTACATTTGCAATTTACTAATAAACAGTAGAAAATCTGAGTCGATAGCGATATTTTCTCAGATTTTCAAACTACCTGTTAGGGTAACTTCCCGGTCCTAATCCGTGGTATATTATTTTAATTCTGATTTTTTCAACGGTATTTAGTTTTCTAATTAAATTTATCTAATTCCACCTGTAGTTAGTTGATGTTTCATCTGATCTTCTATGCCGACAGCCTTTAGGATATATTGCATAGTCTCAACATCAACATGCATATGTTTAAGCATTTCAATAACCTCTTCAGTCATTCCTGGATGCAATCGCATTAAGTCAGTATCCTCAGCTTCTTTGATATTATGTTTAGCTTGATAAGCTTTTTGAATATCTTCTAATGTAGGAAGTGGTTTTCCAAATTGTCTTTCACTACGTTCCCATGCAAATACTTCTAATAAAGATTTCATTTTAACGTTTTTTGGGTTTTTGTGTTTAGTCATTTTTATATGCGGTAATTTATAATAAATATAGTCGACTCTAGAATTATTCTGGTTTATTATTGTTTTTATTTCCCCAAATCTTATCTATTGAAGATAACCCTAAACATCCAAATGCTAGCAAAGCGACCGCGTCGACCAATGCCGGTGATGTAGACATAGCAGAGCTAGAAAATGAATTGCGATACATTGTTGCGCATAAAGCGACAGTACATAAAAGACCACAAAGTCGTTTCATTGAAATCTTTCCAGTTTCGTCATAAAATAGTTCTTTCATAGTTTCAAGTTATTTAATTCGAAACCTTAATTAATATTGCTACTAATAAATATATACTATAGTACTATTAATAGTTATAATCTTCAACATTAATTGCATTTCCTCTGGAGTCTTTCCCTGTAATTAACTCATCTAATTTAGTTTTCCAATATGTAATATATGTATCTATTGGCACAGTATCAAAGTCTACTGCAATACGTTCTCCAGCGACATCTGCGGATACATGAGTTACATTATTATTTTTCATTTCAATAGCCGAATCTAATTCAACTTGGTAATCTTTAATTGCTCTTTCAATTGTGTACATATATGTGTATTTTAAATGGTTAATTAATTTTTTTTATAGTAAGTAAACTCTATACTATCTGTATTATAATTATATTGATTATTTGCAATAGTAACTGTGTGACCATTAGACAAATATAATGTATATCTAGGTTCGACTGGATATACCGACTGAATATATCCAACTTTAATAGAATCAATTTTATACTTAACTACTTGTTTATGCCACTTTATTATTTTAGCGTCATTACAAGATTTAATAAAACATCCAAATATAGTTACAATTAATAACCAAGATGTAATTTTTAAAATTTTTCTTTTAAAAGTATTCATATTAATATTTTTTTCTTAAAACTTCAATAACATCCCAAGCATCCTTTAAAGCATTATGAGTTACTGCTCCATTGATACCCGCTTTTTCTTTACATTTATTTAGGTTTGGGACTTCTAAGTCAGTCTTCCAATCTATATACAATATAGCCGGGTCTAAAATTCTTTGTCTAATTTTAATGGCTTGTTTCCATCGAGGTAATCTTTCTAAAAAGAGTTTATCAAAAGAAGCAAAATTCTTACCAGCTACTGTAATTGGAACTGGTTTCATTTTAGACGTAACTTCAGAAGCTTCAGTAAGCCCATTTTCAAAAAGAAATTTATGAAATGCTAACACTACATTTTCTGCATAATAAAATGTTAATCCTGTGCTTGTTTCAATTTCATTTTTAGCATACTCATCTTTAGATTCTAACCACGCTGTAATAACTTCAATCAAATCTGCATTCATATTAATTGCTCTAAAAGAGCCGGTAATTTGATGTCGAACAATTGCAGCGTGAAATTTAGGACATTCTTCATATGGTAATGGATTAGAAGAATCTTCAATAATTGCTCCAATAGACAGAACATCATTTAATTCAGGATCTAATCCTGTCGTCTCGATATCAATTGAAATATATTTCATTATTTTGAGTTTTGTAAGGTTTCTAATTTAATTTCTTCAATTACTTTCTCTAAATACATTTCAATTATAATTCGAGCTGGGGACGTTTCCATTCGTAATGAAGTTAATATGTCATTGGTAATTTCTTTTGGAGTCTTAGTCATTTTCTTTTAATTTATACATAAAGATAAGGATAATTTTTCAATCTGCCAAATCTTTTCAAAAGAATTTTTAAAAATTTTAGTCCCACCAGCCTCTTAATCCAGACCCGTCGAATTGACTATTCCATTCAGATTCTTTATTAAATAAAGTATAGTCTTGACCTTTAAGTATATCCCATAACTCAGCCCACATAGACTCTTCAATCAATTGGGCTCGTTCAAATACTTTACTATTATGCGCATTTTCTTCAGGAGTATTAGTATCAATAAAATAGTAATAGCCGGGCTGGTTTGGTGCATTCTCAAATTCCCAATCACGATGTATAATATTTCCTAACTCATACTCAGCTAAATTAATAAAATCATCATCAATGAAATGTTGCATTAACTTTGCTGCACGCCGCATTTTCATGACTTTTTTAGACTTAGACTCTTCTATTTCATTGCCACGCTTGTCGATATTCACTGCTATATCTATTATTGCAGTTTGCATAAATGGGAGTACTGCGTGTTGACCTGAATACCATTGATAGTTATATAAATCTTTTCTAAACAACCATATGTTTTTAAAAAATCTAAGACTGTTATATCTAATGAAATACCAAGATTTCCAATACCATTTCTCTCCGTTAATCATTCGAATGATACTACTAAATAATGTATTTACGAATTCTACTTTCATAATGTTAATTTTATGCCTTTCCTCTAGGAATTCCGTATGGTATAAGATATAGATTACTATCTCTTAAACTTTCTTGTTCAATTAAGTAGTCTTGAATATCTTTATAAGACAAGGCTAAATCTCTATAGTAGCAATCATGCTCATCAAGTACTTGATTTTGATATCCTATAGATGCATTTAAGTCTTCTAATTTTTTTTTTGAATTTTTCTAATATACATTTGAATTTTTCTAATATACATGTATATTCTAATTAAACACATACTCGTCAAGAAGACGACCATAGCTAAGACTGAGATGGGTATATTCATTTTATTTACTTATTATTTACATAAAAATAAGTAATCCTTTTGATATAACCAAATGTAAATATTGTATTATGAGTTATCTGGATACCAATTATCCCATTGGCACTGTATAGTGGAAGATAGATTATCTACCTTGTCCACTGTATCGCTTAAGATAGTATTTACCGTGTTTGTGTCTTGAAGCTTTTTTCTTTGAATGAATTCCAGGCCTTTTCTTTTTAGTGCTGAAAGTAACTTTTTTAGTGTCACGTACTGAGGTTGGTTTTTTTGCCATTATTAATTTGATAAAGTGAGTGTCCCGTAATTATTACGTTTACTGAAAGTTCCAAGTTTATCTTGATTAGGCAAAATAGCTACCCAGTCATCACCTCGATCTTGAATCGTGGCTCCTAGTTGCATTGATATAACTTTCCATCTTTCATAGTCGTCAAAATGCTGTACTCTTATTTCAGGAATACTTGCAATTTGTTCGAAACCTCCAGGAGCTGAGTAATACATTGACTCACTGCCGTATTCTCGTAACTGTTTTTGAATTTCTTCTCTAACTATTTGTATAAATTTACTTTTTTTCATTTAACGTATGATATTAAAATCTATATTGTTCTCTACTTTGTTTAATCATGTTCATATACAATGTAGTTTGAGTTCTATTAAGACCTAATGCCATAATGATATCATTTAATATTGACGCAACTGCTGTTTTATTAAGATTAGGAGTTTTTTGAATAGCATCTACTAAACTATCAACTTGCTTTCGTACAGATTGACTGTATTTAACACGATCTAAATCGTATAATTCATTTACTAATAAGGATTCATTTGCCAATTCTTTAGCAATTTCTTCTTTAATAATTTGTATTAATTGGTCTTTTTTCATAATGTCTTTTTATTCTATACGAAAGCTTTAAGTTAATAAAATCTAATTACTTTCCCGTTTTTGTATGTTCAACAGAAGCTTTCTTATATGATGTTACGTGTTTTTTTATTTCATTGATAGCTTTTCGGGCTCTCGCTGCGGCAGCTTTATTTCCCTTTTCTACATAAATAGCATGATTTTCAGAAAATTCTTTCGAAAGATTTTCCAAGTTAGCTTTGATTTCAAAAACGTTTTGATCTTCCATAAATTTAATTTTTTTGTGGTTTGATTTAAATAATATTATATTTGCACTGAAAATTGACTATAAAACAATTTTTCTAAAATATCATATGATGTAATATTAGATTGTTTAAGCATTTCAATACCGTCAAAATATACATATCCATTCATCATCCCATCAATATAAAAGTCGATAACTTGTATTTGGTATTGTCGATCTCTTAAGAGGTCAGTTACAATAGAGTATTGACCTGCTTGTGTTATGATATCAGGTCCGCCATCGTGATAGGTATAATCTGCCATTATATTCAATTTAATTTATTAATAAATATCAGAATCCTTAATTTAATATATTAATAAGGTCTGATAGCTTATAAATTCTATTTGTTGCTGGACATTCTTGGTTGTATGGGCTGTCAAATAAAATATATGACTTTTCATCTCTGCCAGAGTCCACCCATTTAGTATAGTTTTTAGGAGAATCGTCGACTAAAATATCAATATTTAATTTGTGTTTATAGTTAGTTATATATACTTCTAAGAAATTAAAATAATGTTTTCCAAGCCAATAAAGAGTATGGTTAGCGTTGTAAGGCATTTGTGCAGTAGCTATGACATATTGATATCCAGGTTTTTGAGTTCGTCCCCATTCCTTAACAAGCTTAAACTCTTCTTTAACATTAAGCATTAAAGGAGCTTCTCTATAAATTTCTTCACAATGAGTTTCTTGCCAAAGCTTTGATATCTCTGAAATAGGCATATCTATATTATCATAGTCCCATGAAGTAGTATATTCAGATAAAATCTTATCCGGATATAATTGTTTAATAATTTCCATTACCTTCGAGTTGAAATCACGAAGCACACCGTCGACATCTATTCCAATTCTAGTTTTTCGTTTTGCTGTCATAACTTATTTTTTTTAGGCCTACCTCTTTTCTTTTTAGGAGGATTAATTATATCGTGTATTTTTTTTTGTAGCAATGCACATTTTTCATACTCTTCTAAATCTTGAAAATATTCCAAAGCTAACTGTAATAAATTTATTTTTTGTCTATCGTCTAATTCATATGGCCAATCCACTGTATCGGCTATTAATAGTTCATAACCTGCTAGCATCATCTGATTAAAGTAATTTTTCATATTACATAGATTTATTAAATTATTTTAAACTATTAAATTAATCAGTCTCTGAAATAAAGATTTTAATTTTAGCGTCATATCCTTTTGGAAGTCTATCTACTAATCCTTTAAACTCAGAGTGATCAATATCCCATCTCAAATAAAATTCTAAATCATTTAAGTTATACATTACTTGAGAAGTCGTTTCCATATCATATTTGTTTTTACGACGATATGGATTCATGAATACATCTTTAGTATATTCTTTTGATAAAGTATCTAATACTTGATCTGGATTAGTTACTTTTTTCAATTCTTTTTCAGCAATTTTCTTTCTTGATAAAGAAGATTCTCTTTTAACTCCTTTACTGTATCCAGTGTCTGGATATTCAATACCATGATTAGTTCTAACTACAATTTCATTAGTATCAATTTTATCAATTACTGGTAAATGTTTAGAAGTCATTTCAATTACAAAAGCATATTTAGCATTAGCAACTATAGTCTCTCCTTTAATTCCTACATCTTTATTATCATCTCCTACAAATGATACTACAGACTGCACAGCTTCAGATAATTTCTTTTTAGTCAAAGCTGTTCTAATTTTAAGACCATCATGTGATTCTTCAGGAGCTTTACCTTTATCTAAATTTGCTATAGCTAAATCGCCTTCCTTCTCGTCAAAGTTAACTTGAAGTGATGAGTTGATAATGCCAATACCATACTCATTCATGCCCTCGGACCAGTCAGTTAATTTATCATGAAGATATACCATTTCAACTCCTCCTGAAATTTCATGCACAATTTCAATTTGAGCTTTGTATCCCCTGTCTCTATTTTTTGCTAAAATAGTTTTGCCGTTAACATTTAACTTAGCAATCACACACTCATGAATACCACTTTCTGTAGTTAAACTATATGCTGGTATAGCTGTGTGGGTAAATATTTTCATTAATTGGTCAGCTGGTTTAGTTAATACATCTCCAGGGGCATAAGTCGCTCCTATATTATTTACTTGATAAACTATATCGCCATCTCTTTGAATAGCTACTACTTCGCCAGTCGATTTATAGTGAGTACATTCAGGATTGATATTTTTTATCAAATCTCCAACGGCAAAGTCATAGGGCTTTGACACACTTAATAAATCTGATTCAAATTTTAATGATTTTTTCATTTATCGTATTACTAGGATTCTAATATAAATATCTAACTTAATAATATAAGCACCTTAACTAAGTTAGATTTTATTATTGAGCGGCGCCGCAGTTAGGACAGAATTTCCAAGAGGACTTTCTAATTCTAACTCCACACTCTCCACAATAGTTTCGAATCTCAGAAGCTTCTACAGCTTTTAAAGATTCTGGTAATAAATGAAATTCATAACTATGCCATGCATAATCTGAAAAGTTGCCTGAGGTTGTGCTAAATGTTTGATCTGATTTCTTTCCTTCATTAACTCGTCCAGTTTCTACTGAGCGAATATTTGGACCTGCAGCTGTATTAGAACAATAGGTAGATGCACTTCCAATTGTATTTGATGTGTTGGTAAAAGTTACACCTCCAGTATATACTCCCGTAGTGGTAGTTAATGTGCCAGTTGTATTACCAAGTAATAAAGTATTGCTAGTACCATTCCAATAGTTAGATTTGATATTAACTTCTCCAAAAAATGATACTTTAACTAATCCATTTTTTGATCTAGCTTTTTCAGTCTCTTTAACATCATCTACTTCATAAGTATCAAACTGAAACTTTTTAGGGTCATCTAAAAACCTTTCTAAAAAAACTCTTTGGCCTGGCATAATTACTATACCAGCTGCAGAGATTAATTTGTCATTGATCCAAATTTTAGCTAGAACCTTTCCAGAGGTTGGATTGAATAACTCAATCTCAAAATTTGATTTACTTTTTAAATAGTGATTTTTGTCTTCGTAAAGTTTAAGACGATTTTTCTTTACGGTAATAAACGCTTCGGGTTGAAGCATGGTGATGTTTGTTGTGTACATAATTTTCCTTTTTTGATAAACTGTTAATTCAATTTTGCTAATTCTTTTGTTGCCATTGACAACTCAAAAGTCATTGCTGACTCAGGACTAACAAAGTTAAGGTGCTTTGTTATTAATATATATTAGTCTTGAAAATTTTCATCTTCTAAACTGTCATTCCACTCTTCTTCGAAATCAGTAAAGTCAATTCCATATAACTCTGCTAATCGATCTTTTAAAAATGAAGCTGCTCTCATATGACCATCCATTTCTAATAATGCGATAGCAAATAAGTCTGCTTCTTTTTCAGACTGCTCATCAACTCCTGCATTGTGACCTAACATTGAATGTGCAATCTCATGACCTTCAATAGCTAGTAAATGGTCACGGTCAATAGCATCATCTGATATTGCCTCTCCATCCATAAAGATGTTTTTTGTGCCTACCCATAATGCTCCAATGGAATTACCCATTTTTTGCAAAGATTCTTTAATACCATTATACCCTTCATGTTCTTTGTAAACTACAAAAACAGTAAAGTCTGGATTAACTGAAGACTGATATACTATTATATGTTCATTTGGTTCTTCCATTGCATTTGGTTCTTCCATTACATTTTTACTTTTAAAGGTTGGATTTCAGTTAGAAATTGTTCTACTGTTAATGTTTGATTTGTGTCTGTCTTAATTATTACGACTTTAAGCAATTCAGGACTTCTGTCTACCATGGCCATCAGAGCAACTAATCCTTGACCTGCATAAAATGTATTAAATGATGATTCACCTAATAGGTTAGAATCATAATCACAGTCTTGCTCTGTGTCGTTTGGGAGTAATATAAAATATTGCATTTTATTTTTTTATTAAATCGGTTTGATATTCTTTTAAACTGTTTATCGTAATTTTTAAATTTCCGATCTGAAATGTGCCTATCTCCCCAGAATCTTTAATTATTTCAGACAACTGTTGTATGATATTAAAATCTTCTTGAACAAAAGTGTTTGTATTAATTTCTACTAAAATATCATTATTTTTTTCATTGAAAAATTGTATAACTTTTTCTGATAAGTTAAAATCTGTGTTAGACTGCTCTGCTCGAATATATTGATCAACCACTATAGAATCATGTATATATACTGTCGTACACCACGGCTCTAAGGCGCTTAAAGAGTGAATAGAGGCATTGTGTATAATAAAACCTACATCATATTTCGGTGGAATGATTGGTTTCATTAATTCATCATGTTTAACAAAATGACCCCATTTTCTAATAAAGTTTTTAGCATTTTTATTTGTAGTATAAAGCCATTCCATACTATTTTTTCCAGCACCACCTCCGGCATATTTATTAAATCTAGAACCTCTAGAAGTAAAATGATAAACTAAACCATCCCAAGATTGAATTACTTTATATCCGTTTAATACAAACCGATTAAATAAATCTGAGTCTTCTTTTGATTGAGGTGCAAATAATTCATCATGACCCCCAACTGCTAAATAGTCTTCTTTATACATACACCATGGCGCGAATATACCTTCAGTTGTCTTATCATTATGCACAGCTTCTAATTCTAAAAAATACTGCACACAGTCATTGTAGTTATAATCTTCAACTTCATTGCCCCATGGTAATGTTATTTTCTCAGGACCTGTAGGATGAAGAGGTGGCTCAACTCGAGTAGCTGATACAACTACTCCTGGTTCTAAATGTTTTAAAATATTAATATCTAAATGAGGGCTAGCTACCATATCAGCGTGAAATGCAAATATTATTTCAGTGCGAGTCATTTCAATACCTTTATCAAACATACCAACAATGCCGATTCGTTCAGGCCCTTCATTATGATAATGAAGCACATCATCATCTTGCAATGATTTAATCCATTGTAAAGTACCGTCTTCAGAGGCGTCATCTAAAATTAAAATTTCATGTTTAGTTTTCAAGTCTCTAATAGACCTGTAGGCTAATTTTAAAAAGTCTAGATTGTTCCTGGAAGGTATTACAAAAGTTATCTTTTCCATTATATTGCGTAAGTTAATGCATTCCAATGATCAATATAGTCTGGCAAGGTTTTAACTGCTTTCCATCCTAATATATTATTTGCTGCTGAATAATCGCAAATTGTAATTTCAGCTTCACCTGGTTTGTCAGCTTCATAAATTATAGAGTCATGTTTGAACATAGCAGCAACTTCATTAATAGAATAGTTAGTTCCAGTACCTAATTCAAATATATGACCCCAAGCTTCTTTAGTTTCAATCAATAATAATGCTGATACAATATCATCGATATGAGTAAAGTCTCTGCGCTTTTCACCGGTACCATAAATTGTAATTGGTTGGTTATCTTCAATAGCCTTTTCCCATTTACCTATTACTGTACAATAGCCTCCTTCTTTTAAATGATGAGGCCCATATACATTATAAAATCTAGTAACAGAAGCTTGCAATCCATAAAGTTCTTGACATAGTCGTACGATCTCTTCAGATACATCTTTAGAAAATGTATATGGATTTTTAAATTTACCTGAGTGGTGTGAACTAGATCCTGCAAATTGCAATGGAATATTATTTTTTGCACAATACATTGCAATATTAAATGTAGCCGTTGCATTTGCTTGAAAATATTCCAATGGTTTATTAAATGAAGGCTGTATACGAGCAATTGCTGCTAAATGATATACTACATCAAATTTTCCAAATGGACTATAATCAGTAATATCTGCACAATCATATTGATAATACTTTGCGCCTTTTTGATGATTAGATTCAAATCCTGTTGAGTAATTGTCAATTGATACTACTTCATATCCTTTAGACAAAAGTCTTTTAATTAAATTGGTGGCTACAAAACCTGCACCACCGGTTACTAACGCTGTTTTCATATTTTATTTTTAATTTTGTTTACCACGAGCACATTCATATAAATAATCACTGTCTTGATACGTGTTTGATAAGTATTTAATTCTATTCGTACCAAACACTTTACAAATTTTATATCCTAACATTGTTTGTTGCAAATTTCCTATTCCTCCAATATGCACTTTACCTTCAGCATCTGGAATTGGCTCTTCCCATATAACTTCAAAGTCATATATTGCATTGAAATTTTTCTTAAGAGTACACATAAAACTTTCTCTAATAGTTAACACATTGTCTTTGGAATTAAATAAATGTTTAGCATCATCCTTAACCCATTCAATAGCTTTTTTACCTCTTACTACTTCTTCAGGATCGAATATAGCAGGATAATTCATTCCATTACCAATAAATGCCGCTCCTTGACTTAACCAAGATAAACATATATTAATAAAACTCCAATCTTTAACAATAATATCATCATGCATTAAAAATAATATAGTGTCATCTTTTAACTCTAAATAATCCAATGCTTGTTGATACGCACCATCTTCTAAACCTAAGTTAGGAAATACTTTGTATTGGAAATGATCTTTGATTCTTTGAGAAGGTTCTTTATGACAGCTCCAAAATATATCAATGTGTTCTAAATTGTTATTTTGCAATTCAATTAATCCATCAATAAACTCCGGAAATGCCTCAAAGTGCCATCCTACTATTATAAATTGTATTTTCATATTATTTTTCTGCGAAGACTTCTATACATAAAACATTCTTATCATTAATCATGATCCATGTACCGTCTTTTTGTTTAAATTTTGTAAACTGTCCTTGGCGGATGCTCTTAGCTTCAATATTGTTGAATGTACGTTTTTCTCCACCTATAAAATGTATAATCTGAGTTACATACTCTCCTGAAATTTCAGTTACTGAAGATTTTAAATCGATATCGATCATTACCATCCTTGTTTAATACAATCTACAATATATTGTCTTTCTTCTTCAGTAACCCACCATCCTACAGGAATTGAAACTACTTTACCAATTGTAGCATCTAATACCGGTAAATTAGATTTGAATTCTTTAACACAAGAGTGTTTGTCATTTCTTTCATGCACCTGTGAAACCATAATACCACAATCTTTCATTTTATCATAAAATCCATCTCGATTTTCAACTAACATAGAATAAATCCAAAATGCAGATTCATGACCTTCATGTCTCGTTAAAGTTGTAACGCCTGGGACTCCTTTTAATTGCTCATCATAAAATTTAGCATTGTCTTGATGTTTGCTAATTATTTGATCTGCAAATTTTAAATTTTCCAAACCCACAGTTGCATTAACATCATTCATATGAAATTTAAAACCCCATTCAAGAATATCTGCTTCACATCTAAAATCTTTTCTATTTCCATCTCTGTCAATTCCATACCAACGAACTAACTTACCTCTGTCATATAAATCTTTATATGGCATAATTAATATGCCTCCGTCTACTGCAGTGATATGCTTAATAGCTTGCAATGAGTGCATTACTATATTACCATGATTGCCTAAATATTTTCCTTGATATTTAGTTCCAAATGCATGAGCACCGTCTTCAATAATTGCAGGACTAAATCCAAATTTAGCTTTTGCTCTTTCTTGAATTTTCTTTAACTCATTTAAGTCATTAGGATATCCACCCCAATGCACTAACATAATTACTTTAGTTTTTTCTGTAATTTTATTTTCTAAATCTTTTAAATCAATATTTAAAGTAGTTGGATCAATATCAACCCATTTAATTTTAAGATTATTTGCTAAAATTGGAAAATTAGAAGCTGTACAAGTTAAAGCGGTAGCTAACACTTCATCACCATCTTGAATCCCTGGCCAATTATTTTCATACCAAGTATCTCCACCAATACATGTTGTAGAAGTATTTGGCTTTTTCATTAAATGAAGTGCCATATGAAGACCCGCAGTGCCTGAATTTAATGTCATTAAATTTTTAGCGTTTAAATATTGTTGTAATTTCGTTTCAAATTCATCAACCTTAGGTCCTTGACCAATGAATCCGCTTTGTAATACTTCACTTACAGCGTTACCTGCTTCAGGTGCCATAAAAACTTTAAATAGTGGTATGTTTTTCATAAAATTTATTTTTGAATTTCAATTCTGTATAATTTTCTTGGTATATAATCTTACATTTATTACTCAAATATAAGTAAAATTCTTCATCGTTCCTAATATTATTTGCAATTGTTCTCGCAGAATCTAAATCTCCTAATGCTACTGTCGTTTCTGGATGACAAATCATTTGAGTATCTAATCCTTCATATCCAATACAAGGAA